CGCATTGCGGTGTCGCTTGCAATCACTGCACGCATTGCGGTGTCGCTGGCACTCACTGCACGCATTGCGGTGTCGCTGGCACTCACTGCACGCATTGCGGTGTCGCTTGCAATCACTGCACGCATTGCGGTGTCGCTTGCAATCACTGCACGCATGAACTCGTCTCTGATGGTTGACGGCTCCGCGACGAGATATTTCACGCGCATGCCGTCATCTTTGGCAAGCACTAACGCCCTCTGAAATTGCGGATAGTATTTGTTGATCGCGTCCATGAGCGGCTTGTCTTTGAGAAAACTTTCATAGGTCGCGTGCGTGTCCATCCGCGTGACGCTTTGCCCGTCGAGAATCTCGTCGGTTAGTCCGAGTCCGATTCTCACTCGCCTGCCAAAACCTGTAGACATTTGGAAAAGTCCAAGCATCTTTTCTTGACTTGCCCCGAGTAAGATTCCGCGCTCCATATCCGGGTCATACGTGATGGCGTTCGCGCTGTCGTCGTTTACGAGTTCGCCGTTTCCATACGTAAAAAAGCGAAAAACATGGGGTTTTTCGTTGTCTACGTTCGCGATTGCCCATTTCGGGTCGGCGTTCTGTTCCGTGTCCGCGACAAAGTGCGCGTCCTGCTGTGCCGTGTCGATGTAAGTCCCGTCCTTGTCGCTTGTCGGGGTCGCACCGTCCGCTCTCCATACCACGCGCGTTTTTTTCCATACCGCGTCCGCAAGTCCGTGATCTTCATAAAAGTATTGTGACCTCGGGTCTTTCCACGACAAGCCGACTCCGTTCCCAATCGGCTTCACGGTCGCGTCAAGCACGCGGGTCGGTTGCTGGTAGCGAATGAACCCCTTGTTGTTGTAGCCGCTTGCGCCCGATCCGCCGCCCTCTCCGATTTTGGTGATGATCTCCGTCTTCGCTTTGGTTAGGTCGTCTTTCGTCGCACTTGTCGTCTTTAGGCTCTCGGTATCCGCTTTGATCGCGTCCGTGTCGTCCGCTGTCGCGCGGTCTTCGAGTGCGTCGATCTTCGCGTCGGTCGCTTTCTGCGCGGCTAAGATTTCTTCTTGCTTTCCGAGTGTCGCCAAATAAATTTTATCCGCCATTTTTTATACCTCCTCGATCGTGATCGCGACTGTGCCATGCTCCGCCGCCATGGTGATTTTTGCGCCTGTCGCATGTACGAAATTCGGCGTGCCCGTTAAATCCGCGTACTTCCCGCTAAAACCTTTCGGAAGTTGAATTGCCGTCTCGTCGCCGCTTTTTCGGATAAGCCTCAAGGTCTCGCCCGTCACTGCCGCGTCCGTATAGTGCGTCTCGGCTTCGCTCTGCATGGTCTCGACGGTCGCCTTGTCGGCTTTTTTTGCTAAGTCTACCGTATGTGTCGCCGTGCTCACTTTGCCTGCCAGTCCGCTTGCCAAGTCGCTCGCGTTGGCTTTTGTCCCGATCTGCTTCTCGAGTGCTTCCCGCGCGGCTTTGAGTTCGTCCGCGGTCGCTTTGGTCGCAAGTTGCTCGGTTAAGGCTGTGATCTGTGCCCCGCCGTTTTTGATAGCTTCGGCTAGCTCATGGATTTGGTCTAGGTTCTCGTCTGGGTCGCCCTCTAGGAGTGTGTCAAGCCTTGTGGTGTTCTTCTCGACGCTCGTCGTCAAGTCCGCGATCTGGGCTACCATCTGCCCGGTCTCTAGGGTCTTGATGACTTCGAGTGCCGCGGTGATTTTCGCGTGATCCTCTGTCGCGGTCTGGTGATTCTGCGCTTGTGTAGCGATTCTCTCGTCTTCGGCGCTCTTTCTCGTCATCTCCGCGCTCGCACGCTTGCCCTCGGCTGTGATCCGCGCTTGTTCTTTGGATTCTCGTTCTGCCTCGGCATTTGCGCGTGCACTTTCTGCGGTGTCGCGCTTGCTCTCGGCTGTTGCCCGTGCTTTTTCGGCTTCTACACGTTTGGTTTCGGCTTCTTGCCGTGCGCTCTCTGCATCTGCACGCGACTTTTCGGCGGACGCTCTCGCCGTCTCGGCTTGTCCGCGCTCGGTCTCCGCGCTTTGCCTTGCGGATTCTTTGGTCGCGCGTTCTTCTTCGGCTGCCTTGCGTTTTGTCTCTTCGTCGACGCGTGTTTTCTCCGCGACTACCCTTGCCGATTCGTTCGCTTGACGCTTTGATTCCTCGTCCGCGCGGGTGGTCTCCGCTTCTTGCCGTGCGGATTCTTTCGCGATTCTTGCGGCTTCGGCTTCTTTTCGCTCGCTCTCCGCAGTCGCTCTTTCCGCTTCGGCGCTTGCTCGCTTGCTCTCCGCATCTTGCCTTGCCGTCTCCGCCTCTTTGCGCGCGGCTTCGCTTGTTGCGATTTCCCTGAATGTCTCTTTGGTCTCGCGCACTTCTTGCGCATCTGCCGCTACCTCCGCCGCTTTTTGGTCGACGGTCTCTTTGGTCTCTTTTGCGGATTTCGCGACGACTTCGGTCTCCTCTTTGAGTTTCTTCGCATCGGCGACAATCGTCTCCGTCACTCGGACTGCCTCGTCGAGTTTTGCAAAGTCGATCAGCACGCTCCCCCCGCCTGCCGTCGTCGCATCCAGTGCGGGGTAGACTGTGATTTTCTGCGGCGCACTCTTTAAGACGTCGCCGTCTTTTGAGATGATAAACTGCACGTCCATATCCCCGGCCGTGACTAGTGCGTCCGGCGCAAAAAGGACGGTATAATGCCCTTTCTTCTCGTCTTTTGCCTCTGCTGTTGATTGGTAAAGTTTCCCGTTCTTTCTTTGTGAAAGTTTTACAACTGCGCCCGTCGTGTCAGCGAGTTCGCCGTGCGTGTCTGTTAAAAAAAACTCAAAACCACGCGCGTTCTCCGTCGCCACGGCAAACGATCCGCCTAGGATTTCATCATCAAGGCGGACGTACAAGGTCTGTAGACCGAAGTCCCGCGTTCTAAGCATGGTCGCCCCCGATCATCTCGTCGGCGATATCAAAGAGTGCCGTCGCCGCTTCTTTCTCTTTCTTCGTGACAAGTAGTTTGCTTTTTGTGTTGTTGCTTGACTTGATTTCCCCTGTCGCCTCGTCGATTTCTGAAAAGGTACACGAAAGTACCGTCCCAATGTCACGCAAGGTTACCATGATGCCCGTTACTTTTTTCAAAGTTTTCCGCCTCCTCGATTAAAATTTCCTCCATGCTTCTCGCCGTCCGTGTCGCGTCGATGAGCTCGCGTTCTTCCTGCTCGCCGATGCGTTCCGCGCTCTCGTCGATGCGTTCCAGCCTGTTCATCTCATGCCCGCGTCTTTTTGCCTTGATTTCCCAGCTAAATTTCATGCCCGGGTCGCCTTTTGCGACAAAAAAAGACGGATGCTTCTCCGCCGTGTAGAGTTCGCCCGCGCTCTCCTTATTGAGCTGGACGAGATATTCTTCATCTGTGCGCACTAAGTCACGGAAAACGGGATCGATCGGCACGATGCACTCCCCGCGCTCGTCGAGTTCTCCGAAACCTAAGTCGCCGAAAAAGTTATCCGCCGTCTCATAGCAATAGACGGCGCGTGTGCCGTCGCTTGTCGCCTGGACGGCGCTTTTCGCTCCATGGACATATAGCCCGTTAAAGCACTCGACGCCTTGTTTCATTTCGATCGGGTAGGTCGTCCCCGCGTTAAAGTAGATTGCAAGCCCGCTATTATAAAAGCGGCTGCCGTTCATGATGATGTCGCCTAGTAGCGTCAAGTTCCCTTCGGTTCTCAGCCCCTTGACCTCGATTCTGTCGTCGGATGCTTTGAGATATGCACCCGTGCCTCCCAGCGTGACTTCTCCCGAGTAAGTCGATACCTGGAAAGTTTTCCGCCCGTTGTAGGCGATGTAGCACTCCGACGGGGTTAGCGCATAAGTACTGCTATACTTTATGCGGTCCGGACTGTAATTCTGGAATTTCCACTCGACGTTCTCCGCAGTTTGCTTTGCTTCGCTTGCCGTGTCTTTCGCATTGTTCGCGATGCGCCGCGTGTAGCTGTCGGCGGTCAGCGCCTGTTCCGCTTTTGATTGCGCGTTTTGTGCCGTCGTTTTCACGCCGTCCACGGTCTGCGAAATGTTCGTCACGCGCCCGTCCACGCTCTTAACCTCCGCACGGATTTCGGATGCGGTTTGCGTGATCCGTGATTGCATGCCCGTGATCGTGTCGTTCGCCGTCAGGTCGATGCCGTCGCCCTTGATCCATAGCTTTGCGCCGTCCCAGTAAAGGCTTTTGTCGTTTATATCTCCAATTAGAAGTGTGCCGTCGGAAAGGTTAAAGGTTACTTTTCCGCCCTTGAGCATCCCCGCGACAATCAAGTCCGCGACGAAGCCGTTCCCGTCTCCGAAAGTCTTCCAGTCCCAGTCGCCGTTTGCTTTCTTGCTGTTGGCGATGCGGAAACCTCCGCCGACAAGCTGGATAGCCATCGTCGGGTTTTGGTCTTTCGGTTTATCGTATGTTATCAGCCCTTGCCCGTCGTCACTGATGTAGACATATCCGCCCGAGTTGTTCATCTTTAAGTTCAGTTCTTCGACGAGTTTTTTCAAATAATTCGCGCCGAGTCCGTCTTTGTCAAACATTCCCGCGCGATCCCACACGCCTTCTTTCGCGCGGAACTGATTGATGAACGCTAGCTGTTTTGCATATTCCTCCGCGAGATTCGTGCGATAGTTCCCGAGCGTGATTTCGTCGGCGCTCTCTCCGTCCGGATAATGTTTCCGCGCCATTACCCTTGCCGAGATGCGCAGCCCGTCTTCCTTGTCGATGACGAGCACGCGATCCCCAAGCCCCACGCCTTCATGTTCAAAGCCGTACTTTGACAAGTCATCTACTTTCGCGGTATAGGATATTTTGGGTTCCGATAGCTTCTTTAGCTCCTCCTCGGTGCGCCTTTTAAGCTCTTGCGCGTCATCCACGTCGTCAAAATTTACCATGCCGAACGCATGTTCTTTCCCGTTCTTGCCGTTCCGTCCGTATAGGATGCGCGCCTCGTCGTTTTCCACGTACGTTTTTCCGCCGTTGATCGACGCGAAGTTGATTCTTCGCCCGTACCCGTCGCCTACCTCTTCGCCCTTGCCGAAGCCGTGAAGTGCGGTGATGACGTGTTGAGCGGAAACCTGTTTTTTGATTTCCCAACAGTCCCGGTTATAGATAAATCTTTTTCCGTTGTCGTCGCCCACCTGACGGACGAGATCGACATAGCGGCGCACGATTCGATTCCCGGCTACCTCGATGCGCGTGCGAAATTCGCACTGCCACGTATCGAGAATGTTTTTCTGAACGGCTTCTTTTACGCTGACGTGATAAAGCGTCGTCGTCCCGAGTCCGAGATCGTCCACGTGCCCCACTTCCCAGCGCGATGTAGAAAGTGCGGCGATCAGTGCCGCCGTCGCCGTTTGATTGCGGATGCGCTTTTCTTCGATAAAGTCGCCCAATGTTTCATAAAAAGAGTTCTCCGCCGTCACGTGATAGATCGTCCCGAGCGATCCGCGCTCTTTCCCATAGTTGGCGATAATGTATTCCCGCCATTTCCCGCGATCGTCGCGATAGAGGATTCTTTCGCCCTTGTTGATTTCTTCGGTCGTCGTGAACTCGAAGATGCCCTCGCCGTTGACTTGTTCCCGCAGGCACGGTTCAAGCGCTTCGATGTTGGCGCGCCATTCCTCATTTCTTGATAAAAGCTTGACGCGCATTATAACCACCTCTCCGTGTAGTTCGCGTCCATTTCGTCCGTGCCTTCGATGGTGATGCGGTTTTGTTCGCCTGCAAGTAGGTCAAAAAAGTCGCTTTCATACGCTACATACTTCATGGCGTTATAGCCGTTGACGGTGACGATCTCGTTCTCTCCGTCGATGACAAGCCGCCCGCCTGCTTCAAACGGATAGTCGATTTTTACGAAGTCGCCCGTGCGCGTGTTCGTGATTTTGATGCTCCCTGTGCTCTTTCGGATGTCGCACGCGAAAACGCCGCGCGTATCCACCGCCCCGTTCGGGACGATGATGTCGCCACTCTTGACGGTTAGCCGCTTCGTTTGCCCAAAACGGTAGCCGTATAAAGTGCGAAAGCGCAGGGTGGTTTGCGCTGTAAAAAGCTTTTTCGCGATGTCCGCCTCTCCGTCAAAAATAGCAATATCATAGAGATCACTGTCGCGCGTGTAGAGCTTGCCCGGCTCTTTTGTATATAGGTGCTTTGCAAGCTCTTTCCGGATTTTCTCGATCTCGTGGCGATTGTCGCCGCGCAATAACACGTCGATCTCGATGCTTTGCGGGTTTAATCTTTGCCCGCGCACAAACAGCCGATCGCGCCCCGCGATGGTGTCGTTCGTCACGGATAAGAGCGAGCGCTTGACCGTTAAAATATCTACAAGCCTTGAAAAATTATAATCGTTAAAAATTAGGTCGCGTCTCGTTAAAATCATAGTGCGGGAACGCCCCCTCTCTGCTTGCGGATCATGAGTTGATAGAGTTTTTCCGCGATGTCCTCGATGTCTTCCTCTTTCCGGACAATAAACTTGTTCCCCGTCACGGTAACGCCCGTGCCGCCGCCCGCGCCTTGTCTTTCGTCGATGACCTCCGCCACGATCTCTTTCAAGTCGTCCAGCGCGCCGACAAATTCCGGGCGCTTTTCGCCAACACCGATAACCGACGGTGCGCGGAAAATGCCGCCTTTGTCGTACCAGTCCACGCCGATTTTCGGCAAGCCGAGAAAGCCCGTGCCCACTTTTTTAAAGTGCGGCAATTTGATTTTTGGTAGTTTCCATTCAAAATTGAAAAAGCTTTTCATTTTTTCTAGTGCGTTTTTCACGCCCTCTTTTGCCTTTTCGATCGGTGCTAAAATTCCTTGCTTGATTGCTTCCCATTTTTCTTGCGTTGTTCCGTCAAGTTCTCCCCATTTTGCGAAGATACTCTCGCCTAAGGTAATGAGCGCGTTCTTGGTATTTTCCTTCGTGTGCTTCCACGCGCTCCCGATACTTTCCTTGATATTTCCCCACTTTTCCGAAGTCCAGTTCTTGATGTTTTCCCACTTTTCACCGATCCAGTCGGCAAGTTGTCCGGCTTTTTCCTTGATTTTGTCCCAATTTTTATACAGCGCCACGCCGATAGCGATGATTGCGCCGATTGCCAGCGTTGTCGGATTTAGTAACATAGGTAACTTTGACATAATTCCGCCAAATAGCGTTGCCCCTGCTCCGCCTGCACTAAAGAAAGTGACAAGCGATCCGATTCCCGTTGCTAGCTTTCCGATAAAGATCAGTAGCGGCGCGGCGATTGCTGTGATTGCCGTGATTGCCATGATAAAGCTTTGTGTCTCCGGCGAAAGGTTTGAAAAGCGTTCCGCAAGTTTCCCGATCCAGTCGGCAAGTTTTTCGATAAAAGGCAGCGCCTTTTCGCCGATTTCGATCAGCGCGTTCTTTAGGCGGTTCATTGCTTTCTGCATCCGCTCCGCAGGTGTTTGTAGCTTTTCAAGCGCTTCGGATGTAGCCCCTGAAGATTGATTCATAAGTGTCAATTCTTCGTTATATCCTGAAACGCCGTCCTTCATAAGCGTCAGTGCCGCCGTGCCCGCCTCCACGCTGCCGAACATGTCCTTCAGCGTCATACCGGATTGATCCGCGTACTCACTGAGCATTTCTAAAACTTCGGCTGTGGTCTTTCCCTCTTTCATCAGTTCCGGAAAAGACTTGCCCGAGATTGCCTTGATAGCTTCATCCGCCTTTGAGCCTGTTTTGGAAAGCTCGTTAAACATGGATTTCAAGTAGGTGGATGATTGCGCCGTCGAGATACCGTTTTTCGTCAAAAGGACAAACGCCGTTGAAAGCTCGTTCATCTGTACCCCCGCGCCGTTGGCGACGGGAATGACGCGTCCCATAACTTGCGCAAGTTCATCGACGGTGGTCTTGCCTCGGTTTTGCGTTTGAATGAGCATATCCGATACTTCGCTGACCTTGTCCGCCTCTAGGCCGTAAGCGTTGAGCGCGGTCGTCAATACGTCGGTCGTTGCCGCCGTGTCCGCAAAGCCCGCTTTGGCAAGCATGGTGGACTGTCTCACGAAATTCACCGCGTCGCCCGTCTCTTGCCCGGCGGAAATTGCCCCATAGACGCTTTCAGCGATGTCCGTCGCCGCGATCCCCGTCTCGTTGGAAAGCTCGACGATCTCCGTTTTGAGCTGTCCGATCGGCACGCTTGCGTCCGAAATGGTGGAAAGCTTTGCGATTGCATTGTCAAAGTCGGACGCCATTTTTACCATAGCGCCGCCCGCGACGCCTGCCGCCGCACTGACTTTCTTCATGCTTTTGCCGGCCGACTCGATCTTGCCGCCCGTCTTCTTTAGAGATTCCCCGATCTGGAGCGCCTTTGATTCCGTCTTCTCGAGTTCCGCGCGAAAACTTTTCAGCTGTTTTTCCGTGTCGATGATTTCGCGTTTTAGTCCCTCATATGCGTCCGCACTGAGTTCCCCTTTTTCAAACGCCGCCCGCGCCTGCTCTTGTGCATTTTTTAACGCTTTCAGGCGCTCTTCGGTGTTCTTTACGCTGTCGGCGAGGACGCGCTGTTTCTGTGCGAGAAGTTCCGCGTTTCCCGGGTTAAATTTTAGTAGCTTGTTGATGTCTCTTAGCTGTGAATTTAGGTCTCGTCCTTTTTTGTTCACGTCGGCTAGCGCTCGATCCAGCTTTGTAGTGTCGCCGTTAATCTCGATCGTGATGCCTTTGATTCTTCCTGCCATTCTCTCACCCCGCTTTCACGCGTTAAAATGCGTCGAAGTCCGCCTGTGTTGCTTTTCGCTCTTTTGGTTTTTCGCCGTCTCCATTCATCCGCGCATTGTATTCCGCGCAAAAGTCCACGACTTGCCCGACGGTTAAAGTGTCAAAGTCGCGTAAAGTCAAGCCGCGCGACAATGCGCCTACCATAAGTAGTTCCGTCGTTACGATTTCGCCGTCGCCGTCTTCTTCGTCGTCACTTTCTTTTTTTTTGTAACGCCGGTCGACAGTAGGTTGTCGATGACAAGCCCGAAGGCCTCCGGTACGATTTCATCAAGCGGAAAATGGTCGAAACCGTCTAGCCACGTGAAAAAGTCTTCGATATCCGGATCTGCTGTTTTCGCCAGGATGTAGACGATGCGAAAAAGCTCCACCGCTTCAAGGTTCGGCGATGCCTCCAGCATTTTCACGATGACCTCCGCCGTGTCGTCCGTCTCCGATGCCGCCTTTGCGATTGCCGAGATCATCGGTGTTAGCTTCACGAGGATGTCCTCGCCAAATTCCGATTTGTAGCGCAAGACAAAAGAGGCGGTCGCTTTTAGCTTGACCGCCTTGTCTCCGATTTTGATGGTTTTTTCCATGATTTTATTCTGCTACAGGTTCGTAGACTTTTGCGAAAAACGTATCATACCCCGTGCTGCCCTCATCGACTTTCGCTTTCAAGTTGCCGTCGTTTCTTGCCGCCGCCGTGATTTTGATCTTGTCGGTTTTGATCGTCTTTCCTTTTTCGTTCGTGTGTCCGGAGATTTCCGGCCTGGATGTAGATACGTTATACAAAACGTGTCTCGTCGGATGCTTGTCGCCGTCAAACTCAAACGCGAGCGCGAAAGATTTCGGCTTTGCCCCGATGTTTTCAATGAGTGCCCCGTTCTTGTCTTTCGTCAGTCCGAGAATCTCCGTCTCAAATTTTTCGGGAATCAGCGCGATTTCAAGGTCGCCCGAATATCCTCCGTTTGAAAATTCGTTCCAGTATGCCATATTGTCCGCGTAGAAAGTGGTCTCGTCTCCCTCCGCGCCGATCGTCAAGTCTACCGCGCCAGGCAAGCGAAAAGGCTCTCCATACTCCGTCCCCTCCGCGTTGTCTTTCACGATCGGGAAAATGTGAACATTGCATAGCCCATAGCGCACTTTGTTTGCTTCTGCCATTTTTTAGCCCCCTTAGATGTAGTAGATGATTTCCATGAATCCCTCTTTCGGGATGTCGATGTCTTCCGATTTTTCGTAATAGATTTTATTCTCTGTTAATGCTCTTTCAATCTTTTCTTCCGACGCGATGTCTTTTACATTGCTGTAAAGTTCGATGTTATAGTCCGGTCGCGCATAGTAGGTAATATCATCCGCGCCGAGTGTCTCCGTCGTCGCCTGGTAGTAGATGATGTAAGGCAAGTCCGGCGCTTCGCCACGTTTCCAGCTCCGATACACCGTCGGCAGTCCCGTTTGATCGATTATCTTTTTGATGTCTTTCGGTTTAAAGTTTCGCAATGGTCTTCCTCTCGAAAACTTCCTGCGCGCGCTTCTCCGCGTCCTCGATGTGCGGAAACGCCCGCGCACGTCCGCCGCCTTTGAGCGCGTGCCCGTGCTCCAGTAGATGGGCAAGCCTGTAATGCGGCTTTCTCGCATGGACGACGTATTTCACGCGCCCTAGCATCATCGGCTCTTTTTTATATGTCCACGATCGGCGATATTTTCCGCTCCGATCCTGGAAAGAACCTGCCGTCTTGAGATAGTCGCGTGTCTCTTTCGCCGTCTCCTCCGCCGCGTCGTTCACCGCTTCGATGACCTCGGTTTTATACTCGTCTAGAATTTCAGAAAGCTGTGTCCCGAAGTCGCTCATTTTCGCACCCGCTTTCTTGTCGCACGGATTTCCACGAGTTCATTCTTGTACCGGATGTTGTCTACATTTTCAATATCGTAGACTTGCCCGTTAAAAAGGATCGTCATCGTCTCGTCGATGTTCGCGCCGTGCTTGACGATGAATTTCACCGTTTTGTCGTTGGTCGTTTGTCTCGCGGCTTCGTACTCTCGCCCGTAGAGATTTGCGCCGTCGGCAAAGAGTTTATATTTCGCCTGCCACCGTTCGTGTTCGATGCCGTTCTCGTCCATCTCCGTGATTTTTTCCCGGACGATGAAAGGCGTATCAAAAACGCGATTGGTGTTCCTCATGCTCTCGATTTTATTTTTCAATTTTTTCTACCCCTGCTAGCAACTGTAACCTGAGAATGGTCTCTGCGAAATTTTCCGCAAAGTATTCCAGGCTGTTGTTATACGCGTAGCGGACGCGATTTTTCAAAAGTTCGCGCATTTCTCGATTATTTTCAAAGTCCGCCTCTCCGCCCATGAGGCTTGTGATTGCGGCCTTTGATTCGTCAATCATGCGCATGAGTTTCGCGTCGATGTCGTCGTCTTCCCACGTGATAGCGAGATAGGATTTCACTTCTTCAAGCATTTCGCCCTCCGTCCGGATGTGGGACGAAAAAAAGAAAGGCGGCTAGCCTTTCTTCTTCGTCTCTCTTTTCGCCGTCTCTTTTTTCTCTTCCTCGACGATCTCCACCCACGCGCCGCCTTTTTCTAGGATTTCATCGTAGCGTTCTTTGGATACGCCGAAGATGTCCCCGATGTGTCGGGTCTTGCCTGTCTTTAGGTCGTTAAAGTCGATCAGTGCGCGTACTTTCATGGACTATACCCCCGGTTTTTCGGTCGTCTTCTTGATGGTGCTTGCCGAGTTATCGCCCGTGTTTGCCGTGACTTTTTCAAGCGGCGGCACGGTTACGCCCTTCACGCCGGAAACGTCCGCCACAAAGAATGCGTTTTTATCTTTCGGCACGCCTGCGCCATAGAATTTAGCGATATAGAGTTCCATGTCTTCAATAGCAAGTGTCTCGCTGTATTTCTCGAGGCGCGTCTCTCCAGCCACGGCGAGAAGGTAGTTTTGCGGGTCGCCGATGATGAGGATGTCGTTCGGGACCGCGTAGGACGGGATGATCTCTTCCCCCGTTGCAAGTCGGTCGAGCACCCATTCGCCGCTGTCTGCTCTGAAGATCAGTGCCGGGAAGACTTTCGCCCAGTAAGTTCGCGGATTCACGACGAGGCAAACATTGCTGTTGTCGGTTCTTGCCTCCGCCATTGCCGCGCGGATACCTGCAAGCGTCTCAGGCTTCAAGTCGGCAAGCGTCACTTTGTCTTTATCCGGATAAACGCTGTCGGTTGCTCCGGAAAGTTTTTTCATCATACCGATCGGTTCGTTCTTGCCCGTGCCGGCGACAACTGCAAGTTCAAGGGACGCTGCCATGATCTCGGAAAGCATCTGGATGACATATTCAGCCAGCCAATTTTCGCCAAGCTCTAACATGCCTTTGCATACAGGGATAAAGCCGGAAAGGCGGCTCGCCTTTACGTCAACAACTTTAAGTCCGGACAAGATGATCTGTTTGATGTCCTCGCAAATGGGACCCCAGAAAGCGGTCGCCGCGTTCGGATTCGCGTAGATCATCTGTACCAGTCCGCTGGTGTTTTGCATGTCGATCTTTGCGAGTAGCGGGTGATCTTCTTTCAAGTTCTTAAAAACTTCCGTGATGATGGTTTTCGGGAAAGTCTCCTCCACGCCTTCAAAGCCTTTACGCTCGATAACCGCGTTAAAATATTTCTTCTCCGCACTCGTCAATGCCTTCATCGTTCCGCGATTGATGAGGACGTTCTCGTCTCTCGTTTCTTCGTTGAGTGCATGGACTTCGTTTTTCGCGTCCGCGATGATTGCGTTTTGTAGCCCCTCCGCGAAATTCATGAACGCGGCCTCTTGCGCTTGCGCGTCGTCCTCCTGCATGCTCGCGAAAAGTTCCGCGCGTAGTGCTTCCATGTTTTTTACATTGTCAAGATTTTTCATTTTCTATAATTCCCCTCTCGTTTTTAAATTCGCAAAGTTCTTCATGAACTTTAGCGCGTTTTTGATTTCTCCTTCTTCTACCGGTTCCTGCGGCTTCTCCTCCGCTTTTTCTTCGAGCGGCACGATCTTGTCGCATAGCCCGTTCGCTAGGCACTCCTCCGCCGTGAGCCACGTTTCCGCATCGACAAGCGCCTTCAATTCCTCCGCGTCGCCTTTGTATCGGCTCTTTAGCGTGTTAAATACGACGGAATTGTCGAGTTTTTCCAGCGTGTCCGCTACTTCGCGTAAGTCGTTACAGTTTCCCCACCCGGACGCGCTCGCCCTGTGGATCATGAGCATTGCGTTCGCGGGCATGATGATTTCATCCGCCGCCATTGCGATGAGGCTAGCGCCGCTTGCCGCGATTGCGTCAATCACTACTGTGATTCTTTTGTCTAGTGCCTTTAGGTAGTTAAAAATTGCCACCGACGCGAAAACCGATCCCCCGTAGCTGTTGAGATGAATTTCAAGTTCCGGCGCGTCGATCTTGTCAATCATCTCGCGCACGTTCTTCGGGATGATGTAGTCCCCGTCTTCGGCTTCGCCCGTCCAGAAATTCACCGGCTGTTCGTCGGCGATGTCTCCGTAGAGATAGACGACGCATTTGCCGTCGTGTTCTTCGGCTTCCAGTCTATAGTCGATCTGTTCCCGCTTGTTTTTCGTCTGCATCTGCTTCACCCCCTTTCTTCGTGATGTTCTCTAGTGTATCTAGATTAAGGGTTAGGAATCTTTGTTCACCGAGTTCGCCCGCGATTTCTTCGCGTCCGAGGAGGCGCAGGTTATCGTTGAGTGTGTTCACGCCGTTGCGCGTTAAGATGTCGATCGCGCTGGCAAGGTTCGATAGGCCCGCCTCTTTAATGGTCGTGATGTCGATTTTTAGATAGCTTTTTTCCAAATAGGCGCGCTTCCCGTAGTATTTGCGATTGATTTCTTTTTCGATCAGTTCCGCCCACGGCTTCAAACAGAATGTCATGAAATTATCAAAAGATTTGTCACTGTCTGCCACCGCGCCCTTTAAGAGTTGCGGCGGAATTTGAAACGCGACGGCGACATAGTCAAAAACGTCGTCGACAAGGCTCCGGATGTCCCGGCTGTCCGATCCGTTCTTGTAGGTTTGATTCGTTAGATCGGTATATTTCAGCCCGTTTGTCAGCGGCAATAACGCGCCATCCTCCGCGTTAAAAAATTTCTTGAACTGCTCGTTAAAAAGTTTCTCGAGATCCGCCTTTGCCTGTGGCGTTTGCGGGAAAGCCGTCGGCACTTCTACCACGCCGCGACGCGCATTGCTTCGCTTGTATGTTTTCTTGGAGTATTCGATCAACAGCCCGTAGTCGGTGTACATTCCGTCAATCAATTCGCGCATTTTCGCATTGTGAAGTGTTAAATACAAGACCTCTGATTCGGTATAGGCTCGCCCGATGTTTAGGTTCTCGATCTGTACATTCGTGTAGATGTTTTCGCGTGTCGCGTTCGTCGTCCGTGTAAAGCTGTCGGCGACATAGATCTCACGCCCGTCCATGACGATCAGCGCCTCATTATCGTAGACGAGATTATGGATTGTTTTACGCCAAAACGCGTTCGCGTTTTGATTCTTGTTCGGCTCGATGTTGAAAAGATAATAGTTATCTTTTTTTGTCGCTTTCCCTTTCTCAAACGTTTTGAAGTTCGCAAGTGAAAGCGTGTTCGCGATTAGATTGATAGCCGCTTCGATTGCGATTTTTTTGTAGTAAATTCCCGCGATGTCGTGCCCGCACAATCCGGAATAGTCCACCGTGATGGTCTTTCTGTTCCACGGTAAGATCGTGCGGATTCCGTCCCATAGTCCCATGCTCTCCCCCTCGTTAGTAAGTTTGTACGTCAAAAAACGGCACGGCGACGCACTCGCCCAGGTCGTCGTCGATTAGGCTGTGCAAAAAGCAAAAGAAGCCGTCCGTCTTTCTCCGTATCGGTTCGATTTTCTTATAGGTCACGTTCCCTTTATCATCCACCTCGCGCTTCACGTTCCAAAAGTACCAGCGCAATAATTTATCGTCTTCAAGCACGACGTCACCGTTCGCAAACATTTGATCGATGAGCGGCGCGGTTTTGTTATGCGAAATGTATCCGCTTCCCACTTCAATGAGTTCCGGCAGTCCCATGTGTTCAAACGCTTCTTTTACCGCTTGCACGCGGAAACGGTCGCCCTTGATTTTCGTGATGTAGTAGCCCGCCTGCATTTTGTCGATAAACCATTGCCCGATGATCTCCGGCGCGATCGTCGCGTAATCCTCCGTCTTCACGATGGTCGCCCAGCCCCTTTTTACGCACTCGTCAACATCGATGTTATATTTTGCAAGTGCTAAAGATTTTTCATGAATCCATGAGTGTTGCAAAAAATATGTTTTCCCGTCCACTTTCCAGCGTAGCCCGGCGCTTGCGAAGTCCCGGATGTCCGCGTAGTCGATTGACCCGACGCACTCCACGCCGACGAGATCGATCCACGGTCTTGAGCACGCCGCGACGAGATCGTCCCACTCGCATACGGACTTCACCTTTGACGTGAACGGGATGTTCATCCGCTTCGTGACGAAAGCTTCTTTTAGCGATTCATTCAGTAGCATTTCATCATATTCCGCCTGCATCTGCCTTTTCAGTTCTTCCGAGTAGTTGATCCGCGGACAAGCCTTGTCCCATAGCTCCGGCTTGCCCACTTCCTGCACGGTGTCGAGTTTCATGATGATCGGCAGGAATCCTTTGTGCTCCGTCTCGCCTGTTAGGATTTTTCGCGCCCTCTCTTTATAGTCGTCAATCACGCCGTCCCGAATCTCGCCGTCGGTCGTGATGTAAATTCTTCGCGGGTCTTTCGTCTTTCCAAGCCCGCCCGTGAAAACTTTGATATTGTCGTAGTTTTTATAGGCGTGAATTTCGTCGAAAATAACCGCGCCAGGCCTGCCGCCGTCTTTCGTGTTGGCGTTAGATGTTTTATAAAGAATTTCCGAGCGTGTCGCCTTTGTCTTGATCTTTGTTAGTGTTTTATCATATAGCCGCGCGCCTTTTGTCCCCATATCGTCGATAGCATCGTAGACCTCCGCGAAGGACACCTTCGCTTGCTCTTCCGAGTTCGCCACGATGTGGATGTGATATTTCGGTATCCCGTAATTTTTTGATGTTAAGTAAAAGGCTAGGCTCGAGATGAATCCGTTCTTTCCCCACCCGCGCCCAGCCATGATAAATATCTGATTAAAAACGAGTTGCCCGGTGTCTCTCTCTCGTAGCCCGAGAATCAAAGACGCGTAGCATTTTTGATCCGGCATAAGTTTGAAAAAATATTTCTCCGTGATCCGCACGTAGTCCTCCACTGGTTCCGGATTGAAAACCGTGTTTTTGTCATCCAGTACGCCACGTAAAAACGCGCACAGTTGTTTTTGCTCCCTGCACGCGTGAACTTTTCCCTGTTCGACGACTCTCAGCCAGTCCGATATATATTTGTGGTATCTGTATTTTCTATAATTCTTCATCGAGGGTCCCCTCGTAGTCCGCCCCGCGAAGACCTAACTCTGAAAGAATTTTCAACATTTGCGCGTTCGTTTTGATAAGGTTCGGAATGCTGTCGTTTTGCCTTCTCCCCATTTGATTGCGTCCGTTTTGATATTCGATGGTCACGCCGCGCTCGTCGATGTCTTTGATGAGCCGCTCTTTTACCGTCCATAGTTCCGCATAATCTTCGACGAGATCGTGATAGACCAGCACGTCCATTCCGCGCGCTTCAAGTTCTCCGATGAGCGACGCTTTCAGTTTCTCCTTTGTGATCTTCGCCATGTTTTCACCCGTCCTTCTTCGCGTTGCTACATTTCCACTATTTTTTCATGTTTTTTCTGCCGTTTCTGTTCTGTTTTTCACGTGTGCGGAAAGTGCGCTGAAACGTGTTCGCCATGCGTGTTTGTGCATTTTTCTACAAAGCGTATTTTTCAACGTTAACACCCCCTGCGAATTCTCTCGTCCTTCCGCTGCTAGGTACCCCCGCCGTTCCTATGGGGCCTAGAAAAATTGACTTTCTAAACCCCGGGGTCACTTCCACCGTTCGGTGTGCGTGTATCTTTTCTTTTTATTTTTATTTATCTTGAAAGCTTTCTCTGGATGCACTTCGTTGTGACAAGCTCCGCACAAGCTAACGAGATTACTGTTCGTTAAACCTAACTCAAAGTTCTTATCTAAATGCTTGATATGATGCACGACTGTCGCCGGCGTGAACTTGCCTCGCCGTTTGCATAGTTGGCACTCATAGTTGTCACGCTTCAATATCTCCGCGCGCTTCTTCCGCCACGCGCCCGATTTATAAAACGCTAATAATCTTTGATCTATCATAAAACATAATCTCCGCTACGCTCCTTCTTCGGATACGTCCCACTTTTTGGCGCGGCAAGTAAAAGGAGTGGAAACCTGCCGCGCTCTTCAGTGGGTGCAAAAGAAAGGAGGTGCGGACTTATGCGTCCGCCTTGGATGCTTTTCGATTTAACGCCAGGACGATCTCGCGCTCCCTTTCTGAAAGCGTCCACGTATGGGGGGGTTCTTTTCCCTCGCGTGCTCTTTCGTCTTGACGCTCTTTGTGCGCCGCTCTCGCCGCCTCAAGTTTCTCTGCGTCAATGTCGCTAAGAAGTAGCCCGGCACCGAAGATTGCTTTTTTCTTCGGACGCTGTTCGTCCAGCGCTCGCACAAACGCCGCGTTCCCGATCTTGATTTTAATATCCCCGAGATACGGCATGCGCGAAGTCGTGATGATGTTTTTCGGGTATTCGTATTCCGCTTGTCGCTTTGTCCCCGCTTCTTTCTTTACCTTCTTTTGTGCGATCTTGATAATATCGTGTAGCTCAGGCGCCGTCCGCAGAACCTGTTGTTCCTCAAGGTTTGTGACAAACGCCGTATTCACGAGTGCGCCGTTATCGTATCTTATTTGTGAATATGCGATAACTAACGACGCGCCGCGCTGTGTATACCCCATGCACGTAAGATGCGGCGCGAAGAGAAAGAACGGAATATCGTGATCCATGTAGAACGCGACGATCTCCATCAAACACGAAAAGGGCGGATTATCCACCACCACCGCCCCGTCCGGGTACTCAAAACACTCATGATCTCCGCCCGGATAGAACGGCCTCAGAATCTCGCGCCCCTCTAAGTGATATTCTTTCGTGACCCACTTTAGAATCTCCGCGTAAACCTGCGGCGGCGTGTAGCAATCGTCCGTCGTCTTCTTCGGCTTGAACTTCTCGACGAACGCCTCATAATCGTTTAATTTCTGCTGCGTCGGTATAGCCACGGCCTCTCCTCTCATCTGCACGAAAAAAGCGCGCGGAATCCCGGCGCTTTCTTAAAGTCCAACCGCCCCGCCACGACACGGGGGATTGCTTTGTGATACTTTTCTACACTACTATTATACAGTGTAAAAACCGCACAAAACGCACACTTAAGATTGCGCCTGATTCCTATTTGTCAAGCTTCTGCAAGTACCGATCGTGCATCACCCTCGCGTAGTTTTCGCTATAGTACCCGAGTTCTCGCGATACCTCCGCCCACGATTTCCCGCGGATATAGCGCCACTCGAAGATCCTCCGCGTCCGTGCATCGGGTATATCCGCAATGAACTGATCGATCTCGTGCTTCAGTCTCTCCGCCCGCTTCTTTCGCTTCTCGAGAACTTCCCGCGTTTTTGAAACGCCCTCCACGGTTAAAACATACTCCGAGTAAGGAAAGTGAGGAGAACTTGCCCGCACCGTGTCTTTCACTACACCCTCGCGTGCGATCCGCTCGCGCAAGTCCTCGATCTCCTTGGTTAAGTCGCGATATTGCTTCAGCGTCTCTTTGTCCATCTCTCCCCCTCGCGTCATCCCCTAGAACGGAAAGTCTTCCTCGGCTAGCTCCTGGTCTTTGCATTTGCATCCGCCTCCGCATCCCGCGCCCTTGGTCTCGAGAAATTCCACGCGGTAAGCAACAACGTCGGTCGTGTAAACGGTCTTGCCCGTTTCGTCCTGATATTGCCCCGTCTCAATCCGTCCCGTGATTGCGCACCTATCGCCTTTGTGAAGGTAGTTCGCGGCGTTCTCGCCCGCCTTTCCCCATACGCGCACGCGGATGAAGTCCGCCGTCGGTGTTCCCTTTGCCTCCGCCTCCACGCGCTTTTCGTGTGAAAGCTCGCGATCGACCGCAAGCGTGAAGTTCGCGATCGCCGTGCCGCCTTTGGTATAGCGCAGGTCGATGTCCTTGGTAAGTCTTCCAATGAGTGCCACTTGATTCATAATCTTTTCCCCTTTCTTTCATTTCGCTCGATGATCGTCTTGAGTCCCGCTTCGGCCGCATCGGTATAGCCTTTGCACGCCTGCCCCTTCAATGTGCGATATTCTTGCCTGGTTAAGATTCCTCGATAGGATTTTAGTGTGCTGATCGTCGTCGTGATGTTCTTTCGCGTCTCCACTAGTACGCTCCCCACGTGATCCGCGCGAGTAGCGATTCCCGATATTCCCGCATCACGGTCACGTGTTTTTCCAAAAAGTGCCTGCCCGTGATTTCCTCTTTGCACTCCCAAAATAATAGGAATTGCAACTTTGCGATTTTTTCGTCTAATTCCTGCAATTCGTGAACAAGCTTCATCATTCTTTGGTACTTTTGCAGTAGCTCTTTCGGCATCTTGTCACTCATCACACGTACCACTCCCATTGCATCGCCTGTGCGATTCTCTCCGCGATCTCTTTCACGAGATTTGCGCGGCATTGCTCTTCGTCATAGCCGTTGTTCTCCGTTGCGCGTGTGGATAAGTCAAAGCCGACCCGCTTGCCGCATACGACGTTATCATCGTTCACGTAGTCGTCAAATAACGCGTCAATCTCAAGTGTGGCGATCATTTCATCCGCCTTGCCCTCCGCGTCTTTCTCGTAATAGTCAATCTCGATCAGGCATACCTCCGGCATCTTCGGCATTTCGTTTTTCCCGATTTCCGGATTCGTCTCGTACTCCACGCGTACAAACACGGTCAAGTCGCAGACATTTGTGAAGTATGATACTAACTTCTTTGCGTCGTTGTATTGTAACATTATTCCTCCTCGATTCTTTTGATCTCGCTGTTGAGTGCGGCGATTGCCGCCATGTGTGCGCCCCTCGCTTTCTTGAGTTCGTGAAGGGTCTTGTGATTTCTTTTGCGATTCATGTATTCTTCGGAAAGTTCAAACGCGTGTTTTGATTTTTCGTAATTCTCCGCCGCGCGCGCGTTCGGCTTGTCCGAAACGTTTCTCACGTGTTGCCCGCGTTTCGGCTTTCCGCGTCTTTGTCTATCGATGTCGCCGTTCATGCTTCCCCCTCAATTTCTTCTAGTGTGATTTCCGCCCTTGGGTCTTCCTTGTCGTGATAGACGCGGCACCCGTCATGCGCGACGATGATCCCCGAGTGGTCGTCCTCGATAACCTCCGCCACGGTTAGGATGTCGCACGTCGCTTCTAAGAGATTGACGAGATCGACGCGTCTCCTTGTCGGCATGTAGTACGCGACGCGGAGATTATATTGCCCGTCGAGTTTTTTCCCCTTGTACCGTGCGGGTATCTGATAAAGCGCTTCGCGCTCGTACTCCTTAAACTTCGCCGACGGGACGATCATCGGACGATTCCCCGCGACGCGGATGATCCGCTGGCTATTCTTTTTTGTGATCGGCGCTCCGTGAATCGTGAATTTGATAGCCGCCCTCATGCGTACAACTCCCCGCGCGATTCCGCGATCTTTCGGGTAATGATAGCCGCCATCTCTGCTTCGGTGTAGCGCGTTTCAATCGGCTGGACCACGAGATTCCCCGCGCGTCCCCACGTCGCATAATCGATCCGCCGTGCGCTTGTCGGCTTCGGCTTGTCCGCTAGCATCGTCCGGATGTAGGAAACAGACCCGATGTTCGTGCCGCGTGCTCGGATTGTCTCGATTGCCGAGAGGACGCGTTCGCATCCGTGCTCGTCAATCATGTTTTTTATCTCCGCCCGGTCTTTTGCCGTCACGCATTTTTTTATCTTGTATAGCGCCGCGGCGATGTTCGGCGGCAGTGTTTGTCCGTTTGTCATCTCTATGCTCCTCATGTCTTTGATAGTGGGTACCTCTTTGTACTTTGTATTTGTATTCTGGATCGTGGAGGCGCTCGTCGTTTTTTCCTTTGCACGTTCCTCTGCTGTGGAAAAGTTATCCACAGGCGGCGTTCCTGCATCGTCCGCATACGCACTCGCGCGCGCGCGCGGCATGCTTGTATCTCTTATATATTTATATATATATCTATGTTTGCCGCATTTGGTAACCCACTTTGCGTTTTTTGGTAACCCACTTTTCACCTTTTGGGCACCTACTTTTGGTAAGCCTCTTTTGGTTACCCTCTTTTGTCGAGGCTCTTTTACCTTTTCTGTGGATAACTTTTCCGTTTTTTCTTCTTCGCTTTCGTCCTCCACGATTTCAAAAAGGTAGATGCGCCTGGGCTTTTGTCCGTATTCTTGTATTGTTCGCACAACGCCCGCGGCTTTGAGTTCTCCCATGCATCGGTCGACTTTGCGCACGTGGATCCCTGCGTCGCTTGCCATTTCTTCTCTTCGGTAGTTGCAATACGGCACGCCGTCCGCATCCTTCCAGCCGTTTTTGATCGATAGGCAAAGGCGGCTATAGATAAGCGAGTAGATAATCTTTGCATCTCCGGAAATATCAAGCCGTCGGATGGACGACGGGACGACGGTGTAGCCGCCGTCCAGAGTCTCCGTTCTTATGCTCCTTAGCTTCATGCTTTACTCCTTTTGCTCGTCTTCTTCTCCTTCGTCTTTCAGAAAGTCCGGTAGATCGTCAAGGTCTTCGATCGGCGGGTCCTCCGTCGTCGCATCTTTCGCCGCCTCCGTTTCTTTCGCTTCTTTTTCTACGACGGCTGCCTTTGTCATCTTATAAATTCTTTCGTTGACTTTTTCCACGACGGAAAGGAGAAAGCTTTGAAAATCCGTTTTCTTGATTTCCTGTGAATTTTTATAGCCAAACTCCTTCATCACTTCGCGCACAAGCTTTTCATCTCCGCCCGCTGCGTCGAAGATTTCCTGCGCTTGCTGTTTCGTGATCGTTCCGTCGCGATCGGTGTATGTTCTTTGCCTTGCCTGTCGATAAGATTGCCTGTTGAGATCCATGTCCTCAATATCTTGCGTGAAGATGTCGGAAAGCGCCCCGACCATAAGTGCCGCATCGACAAGCGCCCGTTTTTTTGCCATTTTTAACACGGTATTATCCATCGTGTATGGGTCTTGCCGGATGTACTTTCTTTCTTTGGTGTTGCACGATCCGAACCCGTCCGTGATTTGATTGTTATCTTTTTTAACAATACACTTCACCAAGTATTGAAAAAAGCCGTTCTCAAAATCTCGCGTTTGGTCGATGACCTGAAATTCACTAGTTAGTCCGAGTAGCATGAGTAACCTTTCTGCGCCCGGTTTTAGCAGGGTAGGTTTTTTTGTCCCGGGAATGACCCCGAAGTCATGGTCTTGCCTGAATTGCGAATGTACAAGCTCCTGAAAGTCTGTAATAGCCTGGACTTGCCTTTGCATCCGCGTAAGATCGACGCTCTCGATAATCGAGATTGCCGTCGGCGCGATTTCTTGCGCCGTGTACTCCTTGATTGCCTCCATTTTGTCCTCCTTTTTTTACTTGATAAAACTGAAAATATGCGCGATCACGTCTACCGTCCACGCATTGCCTACGACGTCCTGCATCTGCCTGTAGCTCAATCCGTCCGTATAGCCGACGGGTAGCGTCTGCGCCTGTTCGATTTCTCTGCGCGTTAGTGTGCGGCAAAAGTCTTCGCATGCGATTAGTCCGGAATTGGGCAGGGCGTCTTGCCGCGTCGTCACGGTTTTAATTTTCTCCGCGTGCGTGATGTTTTTCGCCGCGTGAAAGCCTCTGCCGCCTTTGCCATCGTTCCATATCCTCTTCGCGTATGGGACGCGACTCATCATGTATTCGCGCGCAATTTCCGGGTCTTTTTCTATATAGTCCTGAAAATCAATGTGCCGATCCTCTGGAATTGTCACTCCAGGGATATTTGTCCAGTAAATGCGCGGACGATGTTGAAAGCTAACGAGTTCGGAATTAATATCAATTCCCTCTACTCCGAGATAAGCGTCAAGCTCGCGCCTGTGCTTCGTGCTCATGCGCACGTTCTCAAGTAGAAAATATTTCGGCTGCACTTGTCTCAATAGCCGCAAATACTCGTAAAACAGTTTTGATTGCTCCCCCCCAGGCCGTTTCTGGAGTATAGGTTTGCGATAGAAAAATTTTGACAAGGTGAGCCGCCGATCATAAGGTCGATCTCGCCTGTGCGGATTTCTCCAGCATCCGAAAACAATACGCCATCTTTGTAGTGTAGGTTCTTCACGTCCCCGATCTGGATGATGTCGGGGTGATGTTTTTTTGATATTTTGATTGCGTTCTTTTTGATTTCACTAGCGTAGTACGCCTTCACGGGAACGCCCGCGCGGTCAAGGGCAAGCTTGCCGCATGATATTCCGTCAAAAAGACTTAGCACGGTGAGAGGCTGCATTGCTTTTTGCGGCTCTCCTTTCTATAGCCTGATGTTGATTGTTTCTTTTTGCTCAATCTTTGCACCTTCGATGTACACGCCCGCTTTCATTTCGTCGAGTAGTTTCCGCCGATCAAGCTTGCGGGTCGTCCCGGTCTCGAAGTATTCGTCCGGGATTTCCGCCTCATCCGTCACAGTGAGACTTGGCTGCCCTTTGCCGATGTAGGCGGTGTAAAAAGGCGTTTTGATCTTTTGCTTTTGTGCGAAATACATGCACGCCTGGATTTCTTGGCGATACCATTCTTCACGGCGCTCGCGTGCGGCGCGTCTTTCTTTGAGTCTCTTTTCTTCGCTCTTTAGCGCTTCGATCTCCGCGCGATTGTTTTGATAGGCGCGGACGAGATTCGTGATCTTGTCCTCGGGTGAAAAGACTTGATATTTTTCTTGCGACAGGTCGATGTCGTCCAGCTCGTCAAGCTCGACAAGCTCCTGAAATGCGGGGTCTACTGAGTATAGGTCTTGCATGGGTAGGGTCTCCTTTTTTAAATATATTTTTCTGCGTCCGCGTTCACGCGTCGGCAAGTCTCGCGATAGCTCTGATTCATCTTCGCGACGACTTCAAACACCGCGTCCACCTCCGCGTCGTCAAATGCGCGGCTGTAAACCTTTTGTAAAAACTTCATGCACTCGTTTTCGATTGCTCGTTTATCCGTCACGCTTGCCTCCTCGCTCAACGTCGATAATGATGTAATTATTGATGCGCTTGATTGTGCGCATTGCGCCGCTTTCAAGCCTCAAAACATAGAACGATTTATAAGCTTCTTCGCAGGTGCCTTTGTAGGTTTGGAAAAATTTTTGCCCTTGTCCGCTCTTTCCCTCTTTCCATGTCACGATGTCGCCGATGTCGATCTTGAGTTCTTTTTCGTCGGCGCGCTCGTCAAGCTCGTCGCGGCGCTTTTCCTTGATTGTCCGGATGATACCGTCTAGCCGCGCATGGATGTCGTCAAGCTCTCCGATGCGGACGCTTGACTGGTAGATCGTGTCTACCACGGCGCAGAACTTGTTGATGTTCAGTGCACTGACCACGATGTCCTCCCGTCTTTAGGCGACTCGCCCTTTGGCCCAGATGAGATTGCCTTCGGGGTCAGTCTTCACGCTGTCAAAGATGACGCGGCGCGTTTTGATGTCCCGGTAAAAGTCCCTGCGCGCCTCGTAGTGAGCGAAAGCCGTGTCCCTCGACGCGCGGGCCTCCTCGATCTCTTTTTCAAGTCTCGCGCGCTCCTGGGCGTTTTTACGGGCCATCTTTCTCGCCCGCCTCTTTCTTTCGTCTTCTTTCTCCTCGTAGGCGACGACTACGATGCTTGCGCCCACGATCGCCGCGATCAAGAGCCACGAGATGAAAATCGGCAAAAAGTACTCAGTCGTCATCGCCGTACCTCTTCTCTAAAATTTTCCACGCTTCTTTCTGACAGAACAGAACTTGAGACTGAATCCCCATAAACACG